CGGCCAACACTGCAACCCCGCCCAACTGACCCTGAGTGAGAGGCGCGGCGGACATCGACGGCGCACCCGCACCGGCAGGCGTTGATGGGTCCCACGACATAACGGGGGAGGATATTGGGCGGGAATAGATCGCCATTACGTCACAATCGGCAGGATCGGCAGGGAGATCGCCGCCTCACCACCGAGGGGAGTTTGATCGGCTATCAGGATTACTGCCGCTGATATGTTGACCGTGAATTGAGCTACGCCAGACCCACCAGCAACACTGCCACCCCCAACATCAACGGCAGACACGGGGAACCCGACCGCATCGTATGCCCGAATCACAACGCCATCGGGGAAAGGGGAGCCGTCACTGAGGTTGAACGTCTCGGTGATCGTGTTGATTATCACGATATTTGGCAGCCACGCAGACTCGGAATAAAATGCACTTGGGGCGGATTGAGATTGAAAATACGCCAACTCACGCGCAGCCGATACGGCGTAATTTTGCATCCCGTAATCCGCAATATCCCAGATCATCGCGCCAGCAGCGCCGGATTTTGCACCCCAATGCTGTTGAGCGCCGACAACGCCTGTGGGGATGTTTGCGCCGCTCCCCCTGCTCAACTCCACCCCATCCTCGTAGTGGATCATGATCGTCGTGGTGTCGTCATACGTTATCGTATGTCTATGCCAGCCACCGATTGTTGTTGCCGATACGCCGGAAACGCCCCAATCGTGTTTCCACGCGACTTCTGGGATAGTCTCATCCCAAGAGAACCGGCAAACATCCTCAGCGCCACCACCTGTACCGCAAAGGTTCAGCGGCGTTGCTGCGCCGGTTGCGTCCGCATGCCACCACGAACAGGTATAGAGGTAGGGATTAAATCCGTTCGCCCCCCAATCCACCTCATTGCCTGCGCCGTCATCAAAATAACCCAGACCCAGGGGTGAGAGCGTCCGAGCTGGTAGTAGCGTTCCGACGATATTGCCGTTGTTGGCGGTGGGACTGGAGTCTGGCACTGCAACAATGCCGGTCGGGTCGCCAGCGCAATGGCCTCTAGCGGTGTAATCGCCGAACACTCCAGCAGGGTTTTGAGCGTCAACCGCCAGCGCATTGCCCACGTCGATGTGGATTATTGATGCCGTCACCCCATCGCTGGCGGGGACTGAGACGAATATTAGCAGGTTCCCCGCCGCCGCATCCAGCCGCACAATCTCGTAGCCTATGATCGTGCCATCAGGCAGCGAGGCGCGAATGTCCGCACCGCTTGCCGACACGTTCGCAGTTACTTCGGGGTCGCCAGCAAACAACACGGGCATCTCAAACGCCCTTCCGTCCGCTGGAAATTTGCCAGCGGGAATAGTGATTTCCTTATGTGCAGCCCACCCGACCAGCATTAGACAATCCTCACTGACATTGAGACGCGGAAATAATCTCTGTTAACTCGTTGAATTTGCGGCATTTTATCGACAACACATGATTGCTGGTTGACAGGGGCGGCGTTGGTAGACAATGGGTCAGTGTCGATAACGAACTGATTGCCAATCACGCTCCATCGGAATTCATCCCAGTATTGTTTTTGGCTGTACGGAATTAGATTTGTGGTTATTGAGTGACGCTCTTCAAGACGATCCACTATCGTTTGCGGATTGCCGCCGATGCTCAGGTTTGTTTTGATGACCGCGCGGGACTCGTCATCGAGGATTGATGCTGGGAAATCCAGAAAATAGGTGAGGCCAGCAGTGTGGCCTATTACTATCTGTTGAGTTGCAGTATAGATGACGCTGCTCATGATTTGAGTGCCGCCGCTTGCTCAGACCCGGGACCGAATAGCACCGCGCCACCATCGTTGATTTTCTCGGTGATGCCTTCCATCACCTGATCAATTGAGTCTCGACTAACGCCCGACCAGTCGCCAATAAACTGGATCACGTTTTGCGGTCTCTGCTCTTGATCTGCATCCGATTTTCTTGGGTCTGGCAGGGATGGAGTGGATGATGGCACAGCAACAGAAGCCATGCCGCTTGGTGGCGAAACACTTGATACACTGGCGCTCCCGCCCCCTGACCCAAATGATGTGCTGCGAATTTTGGCGACCTGCGCTAGACCGGACGCAACGTGCGCGGCGGCCATCACAGCGGCGAGCGGCATTGGGTATTGAGCTAGTGATTTTGACGCGCCTTGATAGGCGTTAACGACAGCAGTTGATATTGCTGCGGCCTGATTTATCTTGAATAGTGTTTTATTTTGCTGGGCAACGCCGGAAAGCAGTGATCCCATCTCACCCAAAACCATTTTTGTTTTGTTTTTGTAGGACATCTGCTCGAATTTTTCACGATCAGAAAACCCCTTCCGCTCAATTGCAGTCCGCCTATCTTGATGCTGCTGGTCGAGTGACTCCAAAATTGACATCCCCTCCTCCTCAAGAATAGCTCTTGACTCGACATACCCCCAAACCTTCCCCAACTCCTGCTCATGCTTAAAATCGAGCAATTCCAGCTCGGTCATTGCCGACTCTCTAATTGCCTGAATATCGGCCTGCAATTGAGCCGCCTTTTGCTGATCAACAATACCTACCGGAGCCTGCGCGTCAGTCGGGGAAGATCGGATCTCCTCTCGCTGTTTTGCAATTGCTGTAGCCGCACCAAGAGCCTGAGCCTCAACGTCAGAAATAAACTGCTCGACGCTCTGCCCCATAGTTGTCTCCATCGCCAGAGACTGCATCTCGGAGGCTAGGCCGGATGTCGCCTCACGGGCAGCAGAGGCCAGATTTGATAGTGATTTTGCAGGGGCAAACAGAGCTTCCGCTGAATCGCCAACGCCGCGTATGCTCTTGGCAATGTCGGCGGCGGTATCGGAGACAGGGGCGAGCATCTCAAACGGCGCGGCGAGGGCAGAAACCGCGACACTAACCATGCTCTTGAGCATGTTTAGGAAAAATTTATTGGTTTCGTCGAGGCCAGTTATTACGCCAGCCATGATGCCAGAAATCGCAACCTCGACCCCCTTCGCCACCACCTTCAGGCCATGCCAGGTGTCTCCCAAAAATGCCACACTGCGAGCCACTGATTTAATGCTGTTGATGATTGGGTCCTTAAATCCGTCAGAATGCCTAGCAAAATCAACAAACTGATCGGCTACAGCCTGAATATATGGCGACAACCCAATGGCCATCTGATTGCCAATGCCTGCAAACGCAGCCCCTGTACGGGACAGCGCCCTATCTGTCTCGGCCAACTGAGCAATCTCAATATCGGACAGCGCGACACCCAGCGCCGCAGCCTCGGCGCTCATTTCCTTCAAGCCCTCCGCTCCGTTGTCCAGCATCTCGATCATTTTAACTCCCTCACCGCCCGTGAGCTGATCGAGAAACATGACCTGAGTGTTGCGCGGCATCGACTCCAAAGCGGACGCCACTTTTAGGATCTGCTCATCTGGCCTGAGAGCCGCGAAATCCTTCGCGCTCAGCTTCGTGACTTCAAAAAAATCAGCGGCCTCACCTGTGCCGATGTTGGCGTATTCCGATATGCGAATATTTAACTGCTCGAGAACGTCAGCAGCCTGCTCGCCATCCACATTAAATTGAGCCGCAGCATACTGAAACCCAGCCAATGACTCAGAGGCAACCCCCAGTTTTCCCGCCATCTGATCTGTTGCCCTTGCCGCCTCCAGAGAGTGCGCCACCATCACAGAGACAGCCGCACCCGCCGCCACAGCAGACCCAGAAAACGCCACAGAGACCGATTTTAGACCACTCCTGGCCTCACTCCCCCACGCCGACAACTGCCGCTGAGACCGCCGCAGCTCAGCCCTCAGGCTGGCGCTGTCTGCGGTCAACAATATGCTCAGAGTTGAAATTACGCTCACATCACATCCTCTGGAAAAACTGACTTAAGAAGAGATATCTGCTCTTCCATGCTCTGTTCTGACGCTGTTTTATTGGGCAAAAAATCAGACACCGAATATTGCCTGGGTTGGCGCTGATTGGCGTTGCTGTAGCTCGTTGTGGCTACCGTTGCCGCCAGTTGCGCAGACCGCCAATTATCTATTCCTGGTCCAAACGGAGTTAGCTCATAAAGGGCGCTCAATCCAATAAAATCCGATGCTGGCATGGCTCTGATCTCTGCCGGAAGCCGCCCGATTGAAACCGCCAAAACATAAACCATGCGCGCGTCAGAATCGGCGGCTAGCTTTTTTTTTCGGACTCAACCGGCGGCTCGTCGCTATCCTGGCTCAATCCGCTAATCTCAAGAATTTCCTTGTTGAGATCGGTGATTATTTCAGACGGCAGAGATTTAATCTGCTGAATATCCGGCTCTGAAAAAAGAGGTCCGCCAGTGTCGTTGGTGGCGCAAACAGAAATCAGCCACGCGCCCACGGCGTGACTTTCAATTTGCAGGGCCGACATCTGGGTATTTGTTGACGACTCAACATCAGCCATGTCAACACCAGCAGTATCGAATGCCTGAGACTGCAAATGACGATACTCAATCAGCTCATCCGTGCGCATTTCGCGCACTCGAATATCGCCGACTGAGGTAGTGACGACCGATGTTTTTGTTTTTGCCAACGCAAGCCCAAACAACTGCTCTGAGGAATTAATCATAATTAACCCCAGACAGGAGTGCCGTTGATTTTCAGGCCAACTGAAAATGGAACTTTCGCGCCAACAGCGGCCTCGCCAATACCAACAGTTTCAACAAATGCATTAAACGAGAATATCACGCCATTCGGCCATGTGATTTTAAAATTGGCAGCAACACCAGCCGCTTGATCAACTCGCAATGCCGAAAATTCCGCATCAGTTGAGACCCACGTTCCATTCAACGCAATTGACCCCTGGTCAACAATCGTCCCCTGCAAAAACTCCATTGATGTTGACGCAAGGTGCGTGGCATCAACAGGCGTGTTTGTTGCCGTTGCCGGAGTGATGGTCACGACCTCGGCCATATTGTTAAACACCTCTGGTGCGCCGCCATCGCCGCGCGCAATTACAGTGCCGTCACCTAAAGTTCCTGCGCTCATATCAAACTACCTCGTCATGAAAAATAATAAAATCACCGGAAACTCGGTGCGTCTTTAAGTCTGGGTCATATAAATCGCGCTGACTGTCCAGCACGCAGGATTTAATTTCAAACCCGCTAAAAATACCTCGATACCCATTTAGTGCCTGACGCACTAAATCAAATAAATTTTGAGATTTGCTGTAACTATTATCCCACACATCGCATTGAATACGGGATGAAACGAGATCGGTTGGTGTGAATAGATTCGGCTGTCTGGCCACGCTGATTTTTTGATAAACAATAGCCGGGTAAACAGCATCCTCCGCAATATACTGGGGATAAATGCGAGACCCAACCAAAGCCGCCACCGCAGCGTCAGCCAAAAGAAGAGCGCGAACCGTAGACTCAACGCCCACTGCCGCGCTCCAACCTCTCGATTTTCTTTGCCAAAAAACGCTTAAATCTCAAAACGGCCTCTTGCGCATTTTCATCAAATGCTGGTCGGAGGAATGGCCGAGCCGGAGCCGTCTTTGTGCCAAACTCAATGTGCATGCCAAAAAAACCCTTGCGATTAACCCCAACAAACACCGCCACGCGGCCAGTGGATTTATTTAATTTGCTGCGCTTCTTAATTGATTTCCTGAGCTGACCGGTTCGCTCTGGCGCTTTGGCAATGGCCGCTTTGGCAATCGGAGTGGCTGCGGCCATTAATGCCGACCGCACCGCCTTGTCGCGCCCCACATTATTTGCAACAGCCTCCAGCCTGCGCTCTAAATCCGCCAGCCCGTCAATTCTCACGAAATCACCTCGCACATCAACTGCAACTGCCGAGACCGGCCAGCCTGGTCAATCGGCGGAGAAGTGATAGCGTATATTGTTTGGCCGTGAATTAATTGCATTTTTTGATTAATCCCAGACCTATGCCTGATTGTGATCCGCGCTGTAATTCGGCTGTTTTCGCGCTGCGCATCAAAAAACTCCTTGCCGCCAATTTGCTCGACGCGCGCCCAAACAGTTGCAACAGCAGCCCAAGAATCAACCTCCTCGCCATACTCATCCTGAGTCTTGGCTGGTGACTGAATCTGCACCCGATGCCGGTAAATGCCTGCGCTCATAGCCGCACAACCCTGTGCTGAGTTAACAGCCTGTCAACGCCGTGAGGTATTTCTGTTAAATTTGTTGGAGACGCGCCCTCTCTATTTTCGTACCAGTGCGAAATCAGCAGCAACATCGCTTGTTTTATTCCTGCCGGAACATCATTTGAGGACGCAAAACCAGACACGACCCGAATCGTCACAGCATTGATAACGTGGAGTGCAATTGGCCACAACCGCAAATATTCAGGCGTTAATCTCGCAGGCTCAGAAACAGAGTCTAGGCGATATTTTGCAGGCGGGACAACCTGTATTACACCTGTCATATCGACGTAGGAAACTGAAACAACAGCGCCAACCGGAGACGGCAACAATCGCATCGAATGGCGGAACTCGTCGGCAAAAACATCCCACGTTTGCGTGATTAGCGCCAGACCGGTCTCTGACTCGACGTATTGCCGAGCAGCCGTTACCAG